CATCAACATTAAATGTACCACCCCAAACTTGTGATCCCCATTTATCTCTACCCCAACCTGTATCGTAATAATCTGCGTCACCCCAATCTGCTTGTCCCCATTGAGGATGTCCCCAACCTTGAAGAATATTTTGATCTAGATCACCACCCACGTTCCATGAACCTGCGCCCCAATTTACATTGGATGCATTCCATGTTGTAGGGTTAACAATGGCTTGTTGACCCGTTACTAATACTGTAACGTCAGCCATGTTTTACTCCTATGCTATTCTGATAATTGCGTCTGATGAGTCAGCTGTTGGAAACTGAATTGTAAAAGTTCCGTTAGTTGCAGTTTTATCTCCGCCAAATGCAATCGCACAAACTGATGGATCGCCTGCTGCAGAGTCATTAAAAATTAAACAACCATTAGCTGTAAAAGATGCTGATGTCCAAGACACGTCTGCAAAATCACAACAAGCTGTGTCACCAGATAAAGCCGGTGTTACACTTGTAAGTGCTTCTCCTTTTGCAGTGTAAGCTGAACCTGCATCATTTGTAATTTCGTTTGTAGCACTGTAAGCTGTTGTTGTTTTATCTAAAGTAGCACTACTTGTGTATAAAGCTAAATTAAATGTGTCACCTGTTGTTGCTGTAAAATTGTGAACTGCTGTTAAAATCTCTGTTTTAAAACTGTTACATATTGCTGATGTTATTGCCATAATTTTTTATCTCCTAATTACTGAGGCGGTGACTCGATTGGTATTCTTATTGTACCATCCGTGTAATCGTCTCTTCTTCTTCTTCCAATTTGCATTGCTGCAAAGGATTGTAAAGAAGTTTTATACTTATTTTCATATAGTGTCAACATATCTTGAGGTCCTTTTAAGAACATAAATGCCTCTACTAAACACGCATATAATAATCCTTGAGGAAAATAATTACTAATATAAGTTCCACCTGTATTGTCCTCTAGACCTCCAGGCATTACGTTATAATGAATAATATATTTATAATTAGCATCTGGTGTTGGTGCAAGATAAACCGCTCCGGATGTAGCTGAATTTTCTCCCGTTGTTGCTCCACCAAACATAGAATAATACTTAGGAAGACCGGTTACATTTTGACCTGTTTGTCCTCCAGAATCACCTGTTAGTTCTCCTACATACTCTGATATGAATGTCTGATCACGTCTCTCTAACCATTGACCTTGGCCCTCGGTATTAACTGTAGAATTAAATACTTCTATACCTCTTACAAATAAAGCTTTAGTTGGCATTGTAATTGAATTAAAATTTTGTGCAAATTGTGCTTCTGCTTGTTTTCTATCTGAATCCATAGGACACTCTAAGTTAATTCTATGTTCAGCGTTTTCTAAAAATCTGTTTATTACTGCAGCAGTAAATACATTACTATCTACTTCTGTGTAGTTTCTAATGTCATCGGTTAATTCTGAATAAGTATATCCTGCCATTATGCTTGTAAAGTTACCGGTCCAACTGAGACTGGAAAACCTCCTCCTCCATTTACAACACTTGTTGCGTTTGTGTCAGCGCTAAAATAAAACCAATCTGTTCCGTTAGAAAGATCTGTATTTGTAGCACCATCAATAAATTTACCTACAGTTATAGTATATCCAGCAGTTTTTGCAATCGTAGATCCTGTTATACCCCCTACACTATTTGGTGTATTAAAAGCACCTGCTGTAGTGGGTGATCCTCTAAATCTTTTTACATCACCTGTTGTATAACCATGACCCGGTAAAATAACATTGATAATTGCAGAACCTACTTGATAGGTTTGAAAAGGATTATTTTGTAAAATATCTAATGTAGGAAACTCTACTCTAGCTGGTCTTGCATGTATTAATCCTTGTGGATCTGCACCAACTGGATGTGGTTCTAGTTGTGGTTGTTTAGCTTCAAATTCAGAATTATGAACCCAAGATCCATTCCATTCTTTAACCATTTCATTATATGGAAAAGCTGCTCCTGATCTATCAGAGATTGCTAATGCTCTTCTACCTTTTGCAAATCTAGCCATTATATATTTGGATAGTATGTCTTCGGAGTAATAAATGTACTAGCTGCAGAACCATCTTCAGCTAATGCTCTAGCAAATTCATCCTCGTACAACAACTTCATCTCCTGTGTTCGTTGTGGTGCAAACTTCATAGATAAATAATAACTCAACCCTGAAACCATACAAGGCATAAATCTATAAGGCGCATCTGATGCGTTAGTGTAAGCTCCAACATCTTGAATTCTTTTAACATAATAAACATTTAAAAAATTTCCTGCTGCTGTTGCATTGGGTAAAGGGTAAACAGTAATAGTAACTTTATCTATAAATCTTTGAACCCAAAATTGTGAAGGTGTTCCAAGTGATGCTTTATTTGCTGTTGCTGAATAAGAATCTCTTGCAACTTTAGTTAGTCCTGTGTCTGATTGACTTGTAGTATTGTAGTTTTGTCTATATGTACAATTTAAAATATCAGTAATACCATAAATATTTGCAACAGGTGTTGTTACAGCTTGCGGTGGTTCTCCACCTCCAGGTACATCTGTAGCATTTCTATAAAATGTGTAGGTCCCTGAACCTTCTGCAGTTGCATCTACATTTGTAGAAGAACCTTGTATTAAATTAATATTAGCATTTCCAACTTCCCAAAAATGAACTCCTCTGTTTCCCCATTCTTGAAACATTATGTTTAATGATCTTCTTGCTGTTTTTAACTGTTGTCCAGCTGTACCTTGTAAACCAATACGTTCATAAGCGTCTTCAATAATTTCATCAATTGAAAAATTCTGATCGAATGAATAAGATTGTGAAGTAGTGTTTGCCATTGGCTAACCCCTTAAAATGTTCCTATTACGTAACAAAAATCACAATTAGTTAAATCCACGTATGCACCTTCATCACAATAAATTCCAGATCCAGGTAATGTAAATTCATGATTTGAATTTGCTCCTGTTCCAAATTTAGCATGAAAAACTAATTTAGCTGCTGTTTTACTATCACCGGTTTCATTATAAATCTTAATTTCAGCATCAGCTGCACTAGTTTGTCCAAAAATATTCATGATATTTATTTTTTGAAGGTTAGTAGCTGTTCCATTTACTAAAGCTTGAAGTTGTCCATCTGCTGTTAACACAACTGATTGTCTTACTTTTGACGATATTGATGTCATATTTTCTCCTTAAATTTTATATGTGGGCCGAAGCCCACATTAAATTAATTATACTGCTGCTATACCAGTTGTAACGTCGATGAAGCTAGTTCCATTGTAGAAACAAAGTGATCCAGTAACGCCTGAACCCGTTGCATCAGAAATGTAAATAACTAAACCAGTTGCTGGTGAGTCAATAGCTGCTGCTTGTACTAAAGTGTACGATGTAGTTATGAAACCGTTGTCAGAAATGACTGGTCCCGAAAAAGTAGTGTTTGCCATGATAGTTCTCCTAGTTAAATTCTACATAGTCTCTAGGCCGTCGACTATACTGCGTCTATGCAGAATATTAATTTATGTATAGTGATTAATTTATATACTAGATTTGTATAGAGTGCAAGAGATCCTACAGTAAAAGTGCGATTTCAGCGATGTAGCTTTTGTTCTAAGTAGCTACAGAAACTTGTGGAGCAGCGCCTTCAACGCTATTCTGCCTATGGGCAATAGCTGCTTCTTCCAGCTTGATCTTTGTAATGACTTCTTTTACTTTGTCATCAATCCTGACCATTTCAAGAGTGTATCTGTTATTATCCAGATGCTCCTGTTCCCACTTCAACTCCAAGGACCTTTTTGCTTTGTACAGGTCTTGTATCATCTATAACCTCCTCATAAGTTATTCGATTTATCTCGTTATTATAGTTGTTTCCGAGATACTCCCAATTAATACTCTTTTCTCCCAACTTGTCAAGGATTGATTCTTCAAGAGAAATAGCATTATCTTCCGCAAAAACATTAAATTTTGCGTAGTGATCATATGCCCAAATTTTAACTGTGAATTGTTTCATGGTTTTTTCTTTCTATTTATTAAATGTGGCCGAAACATGTCCGGCCACAAAAATGATTATTGCTTACGCACCTTCGCAACCGAAGATACCTCTAAAGTCAGATGCGCCAAAAGCGTATCTTTCTCTAGCTTTGTATCTAACATTGCCTGTATCGAAGTCTCCTTCCATTGACGTAGTCAACGGAGTTCTTGAGAACATCTTCATACCATTTGGAACGTCAGTCAAAATGTACCAAGAATCAGCATCAGTTAGGAAATTGTTCACTCTGTAACCTTGAGGAATCATACCCATTGAGTTGATTGCATTGATGTCATTATCAGCAGTTTGAGTTCTACCTTGAGACTTCATAAGTCTTTCAGCATTGAACTGATTCGCAGAAGGAATTATCATTTTAACTCCTTTAGCTGCGATTCTTAAACCTCTTTCATCAGTCATAGCAGCGATATCAATCAATGCTTGTTCTAATGAAGTTTCGTTTAAGTCTGCTTGTGTTGCTAAAGTATTTGCTACAGTACCCGCGATAGTTGGGTGAGATAGAGAAAGTAAGTTTTCGCCATCACCTGTTTGAAAAGCAGTTGCAGCTGCAATAGCTGGTAAACCGTTGTTCAATGGTGCTGCGCCTTTAACTTCTTTAGCGTTAGACATAGATCTTGCTAGTGCTTTTGTGTATCTAGAAGAAAGTCTGTCATAAAGGTTGTCCTCTATTGCTTCTTCTGTGATAGCGAAAGCTAGCGCGATCGTTTCCATAGTGTATCTTGCAGTATAAGTCTCTTGTGCATCATCATATGATACGCCTTGACCTTCTGCTTTTACATCTGCGTTAGCGAAACCAGATAACATTACTTCTTCTTCAAAAGCTCTGTCTGATGATTCCGTTGTATAAATTTCAGCGTGCTGATTTTCATACCTTTTGTACTCTAGTCCGAATAGTGCATTCAGACCTGGTTCTAGTTCTTTAACTAGCTGTGCTCGTGATATTGCCATGTCGTTATACTCCTATTATTGCCAAGTTATCCCAGCCGTACCAGTGTTCTGCATGTATTGGTTAAGATTCTGAGTAACGATAACAGTAGAATTTGCTACTGTTCCATCTTCATTCTCAACATCCTCTGCAGATCTTAATAGTCTGAATTGGTTAGCTGTTGCGCTAGTGTTAGCTGCAACGTTTAATTGTTTACTTGATTGACCAGATGAAGTACTTCCTGCAGGCACCGCCTCAGTCATACTTGCTGTTAACCCATAAGTTGCTGCTGCTACTGCGCCATCAGCGCTAGCTGCAAACAATTGCAAAGGGTTATCAATTACAAACGCAGTAATATCTTCTGAGTTTGCTGGTACTGTATTAGCAACATAATGGTTTGACCAAGTTGGCTTCTGTGTAGTAGCCGCGTTGTAAAAAATTCCATTAAGTATACCAATAGTTAGCCTAGTCCGTGATGCTTCTGCATCAGCGATGTATCCAGCTTTTGACTGAACAACAGATCCCTGAAACATTGCAACGCCGTAGTTAGCATCTATGTAGTATTTGCCTTGACCCTGGTTAGCGTCGGATGAACCAACGTTACCTTGAGCTATAAGACCAAATCCTACGGTGTTTCTATTTGCCATAGTTATTTTCTCCTTAGTGAACCTGCCGCGTTAGCGGCCTCCAGTTCGGTTTAATTTAATCGTTGGTTAAAGAAATATTATTTCTTACTGCCACCGAAGTTTTTGCTAGAACGCTCGAATTTCATCGGCATTCGTTTGTCCTGATCCTTCAGTAAGTCGTTTTCTATAGCTTCGTCTTGACCTTCAGTTTGTCTTTGCTGATATTCAACACGGCTTTGTGCGAGTTCTTCCGGTATCCTTGCCAGGAGAAGGCCACCTACTCCGATCACTCCAGCGTGTTTTCCGTCTAAGACAGTCGGGTAAGAATCGTCATCGTATTCGTCAGCTCTCACTAACTCATAACCAGATCTCAATCTACCATGAATGTTCTTGGTATCATTGAAACCCATAGACTCTGCTCTTATCCATCTGTGCCTAAATCCGTCAGGCGCTGGTGGTGCATCTAAAGATGATGGGGGCTTGTACTCTTTTGGACGTTCAGTTTTTGTCCGAGTTCCAGCCGCACGAGAAAGGTTTTTTTCGTTTTCGTTTGTCATATGCTTATGCTCCTTCCGTGAGTTTTAATTGTTTTGCATACTCTTCTAGTGGCACACCTAATTTTTTAGCTATTGCTACCTGTGAAGATGTGAGTCTCACAGTTTTGCGACCAGGTTTTGAGCTTCTGTTAGCCGAAGCTACCGACTGAACGGCCCTGTTCGTTTGCTTAGTATCAGTATTACCAAATTTGTGGCCAAAGTCAACTCTAATCCTTTTATCAATTTCTTCGTAATATTCGTTTGATTTAGGGTCATAGCCTTCTTTATCTACTAAATCCTTGTGAATTTCGAACGCAGTAAATGTCATGGCTCTATCTGTTCCGAACCATGTATTTTTACTTGCCCAATCTTCAGCCATAGGGTCAGCTTGAGGCATTTGTTGTGGTGTTTGATTTGGTAACCTACCACCGTCTGATAGTTGTACAGGAGTTTCCTGTTCAACTGGTTGTGTTTGTTTTCTTTGCTTAAGTTTAGCACTTTCAAAAGCTAACTCAGCAATTTTTTTATTAGCTAAAACTTGAGCAGATGCATCACCGGCTTCGATAGCTAAAGAAAGTTCTCTTTCTGCAGACTCCATTCCAGTTTTTACATTTTCTTCAAATTTAGCAGTGTACTCAGAATCAGTTTTATTAAACCTATCCTGATCTTGTTTTCTTCTATTTTCAACTGCAGCAGCGTATTCAAGAGCAGCAGCTTCTTTACGTTCTGCCTCTCTCATCTTACGAGTAAGTTTAGCAATTCTAGATTGCACACCTCTGCTATAATCTTCTAAATTAGAATCATCTTCCTTTTTAGCTTCTTCAGTTTTAACTTCTTCTACTACTGTTTCCTGTTCCGTGGTTTCTGGAGCAGTATTAACTACCGCTTCCTCTTTAGTATCTTCTAAAGATACATCGACCTCTGGTCCTGATGTATCTAACTCAACCGGCTTTTCGCTCGATCTTATGTTTTGTTCTGGCATAGTTTCCTTCCTATGTTAAAATTTGTGCAGGATATCTGTTGGGTCCTGTACGGTTGCTAATATTTCGTCATCATTAAGAAGACGAACTTCTCCACCATCAATCTCTATTCGTGATCCGGCATAACGTGCGAAGACTACCCAGTCTCCCACCTTGCACCATGGACCATCGTTAAATCTTTTTGGGTCGTTATAACAATCAGGTCCCATAGCAATTACGTTTCCGCACTGCGATGCAACTTGTTGTCTATCTATTGTTTCCGTTCCTAATAAAACTCCACCTTTAGTTTTCTCATTCATTCTAAAAGGTAAGACTAACATTCTCCAGCCCGTAGGCATCGGAAGTTTAGTAGTTTCAGTAGTAACTTTTTTTACTGGTTCTTTCTCGTATTTGTCTAAAAGTCCTGTTTTAATTTTTGGGACTTCTTCCTTTAAGGTCGACAACGGTTCCTGTGTTTTCATCTTTTGCTCCTTCATCTTGTTGCAGGTTAGAGATTTCCTG